ATCCCTAATGTCAATATTATATATTTTTATTATGGTGGGGTAACTTTACTCCAACTACCACCTTGTGTAGCTGTTTTTTGACTCCAACTACCACCTTGTGTTGGAGTTACTTTTTGCCAAGCTATTGGACCACCAACCTGTCCTACACTAATTGTAGCAGAAACACCAGTTAATCCCATTACCATTTCTGTTGGTGAAATAGAGCCAACTCCAGAAGTTGCTGAAACTCCAGATAGTCCTACCTGCATATCAGCAAGTGTAATAGAACCTACTGAAGAAGTTGCACTTACTCCAGTTGGATCTACTAATTTAACTGAACCAATTGTTATTGATCCAATTGATGTAGTAGAAGAAACACCTGTTAATCCCATTACATCAGCTGGCGTAATAGCACCAACTGAAGAAGTTGCACCAATGCCACTTAATGGAACTACAATTACTGGATCAACAGAACCAACACTTACAGTTGCTGAAACTCCTGAGATTGCACCTGCTGGACCAAACTCTAATCCTGGAGTGCCTAAAGATGATGTAAGTCCTTGACCACTTAAACCTACAGACATTTCTGTTGGAGAAATTGAACCTACAGCGGTTGTTCCTACTCCACTTGATGAAACATCAACAACAACTGTCATTGCTGATTCACCCCAGTTTTCGTAACCCCACGGGTCTCTACCCCAACCTTGTTCGTTAAATGCTGAAACTTCTCCTACAGATGTAGTTGCACCTATTCCCGATAAACTAACAGTAGGATTATCACTATCTCCCCAAGGTTCTTCACCCCATTCAGATCTACCCCATCCTTGTAAAGATGAAGCAACAGGTTCACCTACAGAGGCAGTAGCTGACACTCCTGTTAAAGTAAGGGTAAATCCACTTTCACCCCAATCTTCAGTTCCCCATGTATCAGACCCCCAACCTTGTGCAGGGAAAGCACTTATATCTCCAATAGAAGAAGTTAAACCTAAACCAGTTAAAGATACATCAACTTCGTTTTGATTACCCCATTGATTAGTACTCCATGAACGCATTCCATAAGAAGCAGCTGTTGGAGTATTTGCTTGACCTCCCATATTAGAGGTAGTGGTATCAAAATAATAAAGAGGATCAGGTGCGGCTGGTTGGTCTCCGCCAGCTGATACTTGAATTTGAAGATAGGCATCAGCATCGCCTGGAGTTCCTGAAGTATCAACTCCTGTTGTATAAATAGAACCACCTGCGTGGGTACCATTACTTGTTGTAGAAAATCTAAAATTATAATCTTCGTTAGAACTATCAGAAAGGTCAAATTTATATAGACCACCTTCTGCTATATTTATAGTTGGTTGTTGAACACTATCAATATAATATTTACCTCCACTAACCGTGACGGTAAATGTTCTTATAAAAGCCATAAGGACTTACCTCCTTATGCTATCCGAATTATCGCTGTAGTTGCTGCCGCTGCAGGGAATTGAACGGTGAAAGTTCCGCTTGATACAGTTTTATCACCACCGAATGCTACCGCACAAACCGCTGCGTCTGTTGAATGATCATCATTAAAAATTAAACATCCGTTAGCTGTGAAAGAAGCTGATGTCCAAGAGACATCTGCAAAATCACAAACTGCAGTTGATGAATCTAAAGTTGGTGTAACACTTGTTAATGCTTTTCCTTTTGCGGAATAAGCAGTTCCAGAAGTATTTGTTATTTCGTTAGTACTTGCGTAAGCTGTAGTAGATGCTCCTAAAGTTGCAGAGCTCGTATATAAAGCTAAGTTAAAAGTATTTCCAGTTGAAGCTGTAAAATTATGTTCTGCTTCTAAAATTTCTTGCTTAAAGCTATTACAAATTGCCGATGTTATTGCCATAGTTATCTCCTAATTACTGATTCGCAGATTCAATTGGTATACGGACAGTGCCGTCTGTATAATCATCTCTTCTACGTCTCCCAATTTGCACTCCTGCAAATTTTTCTAGTTCTTGTTTATATTTATTTTCATATAATGTCAACATATCCATTGGACCTTTTAAATATCCATAAGCTTCCACCAAGCAAGCATATAATAATAATTGAGGGTAATTTAGACTAATATAATTAGTCGTATTCCCTGATTCCAAAGTATCTGGAGTGACATTTCCATGAATATTTATTAAATAATTAGCATCAGGTGTAGGAGCCATTATAATATTTCCTGAATTGGTTGACCCATCTCCAGTTGCTCCTCCAAACATAGCATAATATTTAGGTAACCCTGTAGTATCTTGTCCTGTAGATCCACCTTCAGGACCAGTTAATTCTCCCACATATTCACTTATAAAAGTTCTGTCTCTTTTTTGAAGCCAATATGTTCTACCTGTTCTAGAAGAAGTAGAATTAAAAAGTTCAACACCTCTTACAAAAAGCATTCCAGTAGGTACTCTAACAGTTTGAACATCTGCTGCTAAAGTTCCTTCATACTCAACTCTATCAGAATCGACTGGTACATCACCACTTATTCTATGCTGAGCATTTAAAATAAAATTTTCTAAAATAGCCGTAGTAAATACAGTATCATCTACCTCTGTGTAGCTCCTGATCATTGTAACTAATGTTGAATAACTAATTCCAGCCATAATTAATCCCTATCATTTACGGGTCCAATTGTACACTGAAAACCGCCCCCTGTATCAGTGCTTGTAGCATTAGAAACTAATGACACTGTTAATGAATTATATTGAGTCTCTGTTCCTGGAGGACTCACAGGTTCATAACTTGTTCCAACTGCTGTTGCTAAATAAGAACCAAATACTTTTGCTCCACTTGAATGTGATCCGGCTGTAGTGCTAGGCGGTGTTAATCCTTTATAAGGTGCTGAACTACCTCTTGTACATCCTGTTAAATCATGAGTTGATTTTCCCGTATATTCTATAACTTCATTTTGATAAGTTCCAACAAGAAGTGGATTACTTGTATCACTTGAAGTTAATATTTTTCTAATCATAATATATCCAGATGTAGGAAACTCACTGGCATCAGTTAAAGTAATTGTAGTAGCTGAATCAGATATTGCTCCATTCAACGTAGTGGTTAATTCTAAAGTTGCTACTGCAACACCCCCAACAGGTTGTTTAAGCTCTCTAAATGTTACATAAGTTGTTCCTTCGTTAAAATCATTACTTGGAAATGAAACACTTAAACTTTTTGAAGCAGCCGTAGTTGTAAAAGGATTATCAGGTAAAATATCTTGCACTGCAAATTCTACTCTAGCTGGTTTAGCATGTTGTAAAGCTTGCGCATCTGCTCCGTGTGGTCTTGGATCTATTTGTGGTTGTTTAGGTTCATATTCAGAATTATGTACCCAGGCGCCATTCCATTCTTGAACCATTTCTCTATATGGAAATGCTGCTCCAGAACGGTCTGAAATCATTAATGCATATCTACCTTTAGAAAATTTTCCCATTATATATTTGGATAATAAGTTTTCGGTGTAATGTACGTACTCGCTGCTGATCCATCCTCCGCTAAAGCTCTTGCTAATTCATCTTCGTATAATAATTTCATTTCTTGTGTTCTTTGTGGTGCAAATTTTTGAGATAAATAAAATGCTAATCCAGCTACCATACAAGGTATAAATCTATAAGGAGCATCTACTGCGTTTGTATAAGCTCCAACATCCTGGAGTCTTGCTACATAGTAAATGCTAATATAATTACTTGCTGCTGTAGAATTAGCAGTTGGGTAAATTGTAACTGTTGTACGGTCCACGAACCTCTGGACCCAGAATTGACTTGGTGTACTTTTAGTTAATTTATTTGAAAGTGCCGCATATGTGTCACGGCTAATTTTAGTTAAAGGTAAATCTGTTTGAGAAGTAGTACCATAGTTTGTTCTATAAGAAGCTGTCATAATATCAGCTATTCCATAAATACCATTTGATGGTGCTGTAGTGGAACTTGTGCCATCTGCACTATCTCTGTAAAAAGAATATTCAGTAGTGCCTTCTACTAAGTCAATATTAGTTTGAGCTATTTCCCAAAAATGAATTCCTCTATTTCCCCATTCTTGAAATAGAATATTTAAAGATCTTCTTGCACTATGTATTTGATGTCCCGCTGAACCTACTAAGCCGATTCGCTCATAGGCTTCAGAGATTATATCATCAATTGCAAGAGTCTTACCAAATGTATAAGAGCCCGATGTTGTATTGGCCATCTATGCTCCTATCCATAGTAAACAGTTACATGTGTTACTGCTACATTCGTAACTTTCAAACTTGTGCCAGCTCTAATTCCTGTTCCTGGTAACATAATCTGTCCCCATACGGGTGATAAGTAACTCGTAGTATTTGTCGCCGGTGTATTAACTACCCACATTGCTGTTGTATCATCATTAACTGTTATTGTTCCAGCTGCAACATTCGTAGGCACAACCCACGAAAGTCCTAATATCCTAGCTGGACCATTAAAGACTGTAGTGGTCGTAGCTGATGTAATGTTAACTGTTTTTATATCCACTGGATATGTACTCATATTTTTCTCCTTAATCGTGAGCTCCCGAAGGAGCTCACATTATTTTAGTTAGCTATTAACTCCAAGCCGCTGCGCCTGTATCAAACGTAGGTCCTGTTGCTAAGTCATGAGCAAAATTCCAAACGCCTTTTTCAAAACAAGTGAAATACAGATAGCAACCATGAGTTATACTATTTGTAGCTGCATTAGCAGGTGTGTACGTCAAAACAGTTTCATTCGCAATAGATGTATCTATAGTTGAAGCAGCACCAGCAGTTCTACTCTCTACTTTTGATCCTGTTCTATAAACATCACTACCAGCGCAAGTAAACGTAAGTGTAGCTACTCCACCAGCTGTTTCATCTGATTGATAATGAACTACTACAGTTCCAACTGTTGCTGCCGGTAATGTTACCGCTTGAGCAGCACCGCCTGTGTAATTGTTAACCGTGATTACATTAGCTGTGTAAGTTAATGATGCTGCGGTTGCTACTACTGTTGCAGTTAAGCTAGTTAAATCTGGTTTCATTCCTAAAAACCTAGATGTTATAACTCCTGTGCTAGCAGCTTTATTGATCTGTTGAAATCCTTTTTCGGACCTAACTGGACCATTAAACGATGTGTTTGCCATAATATTCCTCCTAGAATATCTTAAATGTAGTCCCTAGGGGAAGTCGACTATACGCGTCTACATTTAATAGTTATTATTAATTGTATAGTAAGTAGTTTTATATATTAGATTTTTATTGAGTGCAAGAGATCCTTACAGAAATACGCGATTTCAGCGATGTAGCTTTATTTAAGTAGCCACAGAAACTTGGGGGGCAGCACTTCTAATTGCATTTTCTCTATCTGCAATCTTACGTTCCTCGGCTTTAATCTCAGTGATAACATTTTTAATAGCGTTATCAATTTCGACCATATTGAGAGTATATTTACCACTTTGCTCATACTCCAACTGCCACCTCAACTCCAAGGACCGTTTTTGTTTGTACAGGTCTTGTACCATCGATAACCTCCTCATAGGTTATTCTGTTAGGATTGTTCGAAAACATTCCCGTTGATTCCCAGGTTATACTCTTTTCTCCAATTTTGTCAAGGATAGATTTTTCCATAGACTTAGCATTATCTTCTGCCTCTACTTCAAAAGAAGCATAATGATCATAAGCCCATATTTTTACTAGGAATTTCTTCATTTTCTCACCGTATTTTGAAAATGTGGCGGAACTGTGTTCCGCCACATAATTAGTTTAGATTACGCACCTTCAACGCCGAAGATACCTCTATAGTCAGATACGCCAAAAACGTATCTTTCTCTAGCTTTGTATCTAACGTTACCAGTATCGAAATCACCTTCCATTGAAGTTGTCAATGGAGTTCTTTCAAAGTGTTTCATACCGTTAGGAACGTCCGTAATGATGTAAAATGAATCAGAATCATTTAAGAAATGGTTCACTCTATATCCTTGAGGAAGCATTCCCATTGAGTTGATTGCATTGATATCATTATCTGCTGTCTGTGTTCTACCTTGAGATTTTAATAATCTCTCAGCTTGATACTGATTAGCAGATGGAACTATCATCTTAACGCCTCTCGCAGCGATTTTTAAACCTCTTTCATCAGTCATCGCAGCGATATCGATTAGCGATTGTTCTAATGAAGTTTCGTTTAAGTCAGCTTGAGTAGTTAAAGTGTTCGAACAAGCCCCAGCAATTGTAGTGTGGTTTGTTGAGAACAAAGAAACAGCATCACCAGATTTAAACGTAGCTACCGAAGGTAGACCATTGTTTAAAGGTACTGCTGATTTAACTTGTTTAGCGTTTGACATAGATCTTGCTAATGCTTTTGTGTATCTAGAAGCTAATCTATCGTAGAGGTTATCTTCGATAGCTTCTTCTGTGATAGCGAAAGCAAGCGCGATCGTTTCCATTGTGTAACGTGCAGTGTAAGTTTCTTGCGCTTCATCGTATGATACGCCAGATCCTTCTGCTTTTACATTAGCGTTAGCGAATCCTGATAACATAACTTCCTCTTCGAAAGCTCTGTCACTTGATTCAGTAACGTATATTTCGGCAGACTCATTGTCATACCGTTTGTACTCCAGCCCGAATAGTGCATTCAGACCTGGTTCTAGTTCTTTAACTAGCTGTGCTCTTGATATTGCCATTGTCTATGCTCCTATTAGATTGTCCAGTCGTTACCGACAGTAGCCGAGTTTAATAAGTATTGTCCAAGGTTCTGAGCAAAAACCATCGAGCAATATTGTGCCGTTTGGTCGTTGTTTTCAGGATCCTCAGCGTTTCTTATAATTCTCCACTGATTGTTGGTATCGTTGATATTACCAATGTCCATTGTATTAGTACATTGTCCAGAAATTTCACTTCCTGTTGGGACAGCTGCTGCAAAAGATACAGTTCTTCCGACGTTTGCCTGAGTCACTGCTGCAGATGTTGAACCAACGAAAAGTTGAAATGGATTGTCTATTACAAAACATGTAACATCTTCACTGTTAGCCGGAGTAATAGGTTGGTTGTACCAGTTCGCCCACGTTGGCTTCAAAGTTGAAGCTGCATTGTAGAAGATACCGTTAAACACACCTATTGTTGCGAAAGTACGAGTGCTTGAAGCTTCCACGATGTATCCGTCCTTCATTCGAACAGAAGCACCTTGAAATAAATCAACAGTCGCACCAGCATCTATGTAGTATTTGCCTTGACCTTGAGTAGCAGGTGTTTCACCAACTGTACCCACTGAAATCAAACCAAAACCAGCTGTGTTACTATTAGCCATAGTTATTACTCCTTTTGTCTATATTTCTATAGACGGGTTAATTTAAATCGATAGTAGGGAATTGGTTGTTATCCCGAGAATAGTT